GTCGAACTCGATGCGGATCTCTTCCTGCAGCGGGCCGAGGTTGCACTTCTCGTGGCGCAGGGTGACGCTCTCGTCGGCCTCGTCCCTGACCATGGCCCAGCGTGATCGCGCTGAGTTGTTCCAGGCTGTCGAGCCTGAGAAGGTGGTGTTGCTGTCCAGGCCTGCGCCGGCTCTGACGCTCGCCTTGTCGACGTGGGCCAGCAGCAGCACGGCCGCGCCTGTGCGGTGGGCGATCAGGTTTAGGGCGCGCATGAAGCCGCGCACCTCGGCGCGGTCGTTCTCGTTGCTGGCGAAGACATCGGACGCGTTGTCGATGACGATCACCTCGGCCTGGTGGCGCACGGCCGCGTCGGCCAGCCACTGCATGCGATCGGTGACGCCGCCGTCGCGCCAGAGCACGCAGTCGAGCTGCGTCAGGTCGTAGACCTGCACCCAGCCCTTGAGGCTGCGCATGTCCACGCCCGCGTGCTTGCAGACGTTGGCCACGCGGAAGTGCACGGTGCGCTGCTCGTCCTCGCCACTGAGCACCAGCACGCGGCTGCGCTTGGTGGGCACCTCCAGCATCGGCTGGCCATGGGCCAGGGCCACCGCCAGCTGCAGGCTGACGTTGCTCTTGCCCACGCCACCGTGCGCACTCAGCAGCGTCACCGTGCCCTCAGGCAGCCAGCCGTCCATGCGCCAGGCTGTCGGCTCCGGCTCGACATCGGCCAGGGCCTCCCAGTCCATGGGCTGCGGCCCGTCGTGTTCACTTTCAGCGCCTTTCTGTACACGTTCTGTGGACGTGTTCAAAACCTCGCCAGGACGCGTCAGGTTCACCGTGATGCTGGGCGGCTGACGCTCGGGCGGGGCGTACTTCTCAGCTGACCGCACCGCACGCGGGATCTCCGCGCGGCGCGCCTGCCAGCGCTGCAGCTCAGCCGGGTCACCAGGCCTCACCTGGTCCATCAGGCTGTACAGCAGCTCCACCGCCGCACCCGGGAACATGCCGCCACTGATCAGGCTCGCGGCCAGGCGCACCAGGCTGTCGTGGTACGCGCGGTCGGCCGGCGCCGGCTGCATCAGCGAGGCCACCATCTCACCCGCATGCGTGCCTGTGCCTGGTGTCGATGCAGATGCGGCTTTCGGCATGGCGGCCGCGATGCGCAGCGCGTCCAGCTCGATGCCGACGGCGTCGCAGGCGTCGTCCAGGGTCCAGCACGTGGTGGGCGACCAGGACTCCAGCTGCACCCGCCAGGGGCCGGCGGCTCGGGGCTTGGTGTTCCAGCCGCGGGGCAGGCGCACGTAGCGCACCACCGCGTTTCCCGAGCTGTCGTTGGCCCGGCCTCGTGCGGCCAGCGCCTGCATCACCGCATCGACCAGGTCGCGGTTGCGCGTGTCGGGGTCGTTGGGGTCGAGCAAGATCCCGATCTGGAACTTGCCCGGGCTGGTCTGCAGCAGCCAGGTGAAGCCCTTGACGTCGTCAGGCACCGCGTCGTCGAGCACCAGCGCGGCCAGGCGCTCGAAGCACTCCTTGCGGCGCGAGACCTGGCCATCGGCCGAGGCGCGCATGACGGCCGTGCTGAAGTACGTGTTGACCCCATCGACCGAGTCGATGACGCGAGCCTGGTTGGGCAGCCCACCGTACGGCCGGCCAGACCAGACGTCGGGAGGGGCTTTGTTGGGATCCGCGGCGAAGGTACACACCCAGCCGAAGCGGCCACCTGTCAAGTCGCCGTAGACCTCGGCCAAGAAGTCGGAGTTGGTCATCGTCTGTGCCTCGATGACCACGTTCACACCTCGACGGCGGCAAGCTCCTCGATGTCGATGGTCACGCCCTGTTCGCGTGCCATCTGCCTGAGTGCGCGCCAGTGGCGCTGCGGGATGACGCCGCCCGTGCCCATGGGGCGCGGCTGGCACCATCGGCTGAGGGTCGACTTATCCAGGTTCAGCGTTTCGGCCACCTCGGCCTTGCCGCCCAGGCGCTCGATGACGCTGTAGGCCGGGTCCATGGTGTGGACGGTAGGGATTGGCATGTCGGTTTCACTCCATGTTGTGGTTTGAGCAATCTCAGCGCCGATCATACGGTGCGATTGACGCAACGATGCGGGAATGTCACCATACCTGCCCCATCTGATTGCGCAATGAGAAGGCCGCGACATGCCGATAGATACTCAATGGTTCAAGGGAAAGCTGCAGGACAAGGCGCTGTCACAACGGAAGCTGGCCAAGATGCTTGAAATGGACCCAGCCGCGCTGAGCCTGATGCTCAGGGGCAAGCGGCAGATGACCAACCACGAGGCGTACCAGCTCTCGACGCTGCTGGGCGTCTCGGTGAACGAGGTGCTGCGTCACGCAGGCATCGAAGTGCAGGAGGACGTGAGGCAGTGCCCGATCGCGTCCTATGTCAACGAACGAGGGCAGGTGACGCTGATGCCACCCGGCACGCACGACACGGTGCTGGGCCCGGCCGACTGCCCCGTGGGCACCTACGCCGTGCAGATGCGCTCGCACTCGTCCATCACCGATGGCTGGTTGCTGTACGTGAACCCGGCCCAACTGCCGGCGCCACTGAACATCGACCAACTGTGCATGACGGCGGTGGCTGACGGGCGCCAGCTGCTGGGCATCATCCGCCGCGGCTACCGGCGCGAGACGCACAACCTGGTACTGTGGCCATCGATGGAAACCATCGACGACGCGTCCATCGTCTGGTCCTCGACGGTGCTCTGGATCCGGCCCCTGTACTGAACCGAGCAGGGCAATGTCCCTGCTTTGTTGTCGACTATGTATTGTGATTGTCTCAACGTGGAGACAGAATCACCACATCGCAACCCGAACCTGAACCAGGAGAAACGACATGAACCAGCAAGACATCAAAGGCGCCGTCCGCATCGGCCACGGCACCAAGCTGCACCCGGCTGTCAAGCACAGCCAGTACGGCCTGATGATCTGCTGCAGCTGCCCTGGCACGCAACAGGGCGCCGCGTACAACAAGGCGCAGTTCTTCGCCAACGTGCAGAGCAACTGCCGCAAGTGACATCCCCACCCGCTGCCGGTGGCAGCGGCAAGCCCGGCGGCTTGCCAGTGTCACCAGCCAGGAGCAACCGTGAACCCCACCACCAAGCGTTTCCCGCGCACCACGCTCGAGGCGTGGCCCGACCGCCACCCGTACTGCGTCGAGCACTACAAGTCTGACCGCATCCTCATCGGCGACATCGTCGGCTTCGTCGTCATCGCCGCCATGTCCGTGCTCATTGGCGTGGCCTGGGTGTTGTGATGAACGCACCAGGTTGTGATGGTCCCTGCGACCAGGGGCGAAAGCCCTGCCCCACGCCCGAGGCCTGCGAGATGGGCCTGCCGCACGACCGCACCGAGTGGTCCGTGCTCTGGCCCGAGCTGGCGTACCTGGGCGCGGTTGTCGGTCTGGTGACCGCCATCGCGTTCGTCGTCACCGTGCTGTTGTGAGGTGCCCGAGATGCAACGCGCCGTCCGTGGTGCTGCAGACGCGAGTCGACCTGCGCCGTCGCGAGTGCGAGCAGGGTCACCGCTTCAGCACCCGCGAGCAGGTGGTGACGCTCAAGCGTGGACCACGCCAGACGGCCGACGCAACCCCTCCTGCCCCGCCTGGTGGCCTTTTGGCCGCGGTGTGGCACCGACCCCTTCCCAACTGCGACGAGACGTCCTGAGAGACGCTGAGGTCGCGCTTTTCTGACCCACCACAGGAGCACCTTCATGGATGCAATGGACCAGCTGGCCGTCGAATGGGCGGCCGCCAAGGAACGAGAGGACGAGGCCCGCGCCGAGCGGGTGGCCGTCGAGGAGAAGATCCTTGCGCTGCACCCGGCCAAGGAGGAAGGCAGCGAGTCCTTCGCCACGCCGGCCGGCGCCAAGATCACCCTGACCGGCAAGCTCTCCTACAAGGTCAACCTGGACAAGCTGGTGGCGCTGACCTCTGGCTGGCCCGACGAGGTGCGCCCGGTGAAGACCAAGATCGAAGCCGACGAGACGCGCCTGAAGGCCATCCGCGCCGAGAGCCCCAAGCTCTGGGCCCAGCTGGCCACCGCCGTCGAGACGAAGCCCGCCAAGACCGGCGTCAGCATCAAGTGGAAGGAGTGACCTGCAAGGTCACACAAACACCGGCAACGATCCGCTGGCCGGTCCAACAGCGGACAACCCAAGGAGCATGGAAATGGCATTCGCAAAGAAGGACGACGGCGTCGCCGTCATCAAGGCAGCGAACATCGTTCGCACCACCATCCGCATCAAGGGCACCGCGCCCTATGTGCAAAACAAGTTCTCCAACAAGGTTGCTCAAAGAATGATGGCCGACATGGCCACGCCGAAGAACGCGAAGAAGGCCAAGAGCGAGCGCCCGCCGCGCGACTACGAAGACGACTTCAACCAGGCTCAGCATGTGAGCGTGGCTGGCTGGAATGGCATTCCATGCCCAGCCTTTCGTGCGGCCATGATCGACGCATGCCGAACCGTGGGCATGGTCATGACCAGGGCCAAGATGAGCGTCTTTGTGCTGCCCGACGGCTTTGACAAAGACGACGGCAGCCCGCTTGTAAAGCTGATCGGCGGCAAGCCCGAGCGCACCGAGAGCCTGGTGCGCAACGACAACGGCGGCGCCGACATCCGCATCCGCCCGATGTGGCGCGACTGGGAGGCCGACGTTTGCGTCGAATTCGATGCCGACATGATCACCCCCGAGTCGGTCATCAATCTGCTGGATCGCGCCGGGCGCCAGGTTGGCGTGGGCGAGGGGCGGCCCTTCTCGAAGAACTCGGTCGGCCAGGGCTGGGGTACGTTCACTGTCACGGAGAGCAAGCGATGAAGCCAAGTGGTATTGACTTGCGCGCGGAGCAGATCCGCGCAGCGCTGACCGCCATTGCGGCGGCCAACAACAACCTGCTGAACCCAGCGCATGTGGTGCAAGCTGCGCGCGATCCGCATCACGTCCTGCACGATGAGTTCGAGTGGGACGACGATGCGGCCGCAGAGAACTACCGCATGGTGCAGGCTGGGGCCTTGATTCGGCGCGTCAAGTTCACGCTGATCCGCCAGGCCAGCACCGACAAGCAGCTGGTCATCCAGACGACGCGGGCCTTTCAAAGCCGGCCGTCGCAGCGCAAGGATGGCGGCTACGAGACCGTCGACACGATCATGTCCGACCCGGTCAAGCGCGATGAGCTGATCGACCAGGTGCTGCGGGAGCTGGCCGCTTACCGCAAGCGCTACGCCAATCTGCTGGCGTTGACTGATGTCTGGACAGCCATTGATGACGCCATCGACGTGCTAGGCACGTCGGCTCCTTCGCGGCAAGCCACGGCGGCGCAGCCGGGGCATGGTGTGGCGAGCTGAGGCGTGACGTCGCACGCCCTGGCATGGCAGGCACGGCAGGGCAAGGCTCGGCGTGGCGGGGCGGGGCCCGGCGAGGCAAGGCAGGCTTGGCATGGCGAGGCACGGCGAGGTATGGCGAGACGTGGCAGGCAAGGCGCGGCGCGGCCTGGCGCGGCCGGGCTTGGCGCGGCATGGCTGGGCAAGGCAGGCTAGGCGTGGCAAGGCGAGGCGAGGCGCGGCAGGGCATGGCATGGCAGGCAAGGCTAGGCTAGGCTCGGCGTGGCCCGGCGAGGCCCGGCAAGGCAGGCTAGGCGGGGCAACGCGGGGCTAGGCGTGGCGCGGTGCGTCGAGGCAGGCAAGGCAAGGCTTGGCGTGGCCGGGCTAGGCGTGGCAAGGCAGGCAATCAAAATTGAAAGGATCCACCACATGGCATTCAACCTTCAATCAATCCAGAAGACGCGTCGATTACGCGCCCCCAAGATCGTCATCGCCGGCCCGGGCAAGGTCGGCAAGACCACCTTCGCGGCCAGCGCGCCGAAGGCGGTGGGCATCCTCACCGAGGACGGCGCCGACGCGGTCGATGCTTCGGCCTTTCCGTTGTGCTCATCGCTCCAAGATGTGTACACAGCAATGCAGACCTTGCTGAAGGAAGACCACGACTTCCAGACCGTGTTCCTCGACAGCCTGGACTGGCTGGAGCCTTTGGTGCATGCCCACGTCTGCGAAAAGTTCAAGTGGGACAACATCGAAAAGCCGGGCTACGGCAAAGGGTTCACGGCTGCGGCCGATGAGTGGCGCGTGCTGCTTGCAGGGTTCGAGGCCCTGCGCGAGCGGCGCAACATGGCCGTGATCCTGATCGCGCACGACAAGATCAAGCACTTCGACAGCCCGCTGCACGACGGCTACGACCAGTACGTGCTGAAGCTGCACGACCGCGCGGCCGCCCTGGTGCAGGAGTGGGCCGATGTCATCGGCTGGGCCAGCCACAAGGTGACCACGGTCGAGTCCGACGCCGGCTACGGCGCCAAGGAAGTCAAGGCGCGCGGCACCGGCCAGCGCGTGCTGCACGTCGAAGCCCACCCCGCCCACCCGGGCGGCAACCGCTTCGGCCTGAAGAACATGCCTCTCAGCTGGGAGTCATTCGCCGCGGCCCTGGCCGCATCTCAATCCTGAACCGGAGAACCCTGTGCCCCTGTACGTCGTCACCGACACCCAAACCGCGAACACGCGTCTGATCGACGCCCCGAACCCGGCCCAGGCCGTGCGCCACGTCACCAGCGAGCGCTTCGCCGCCAAGGCCGCGAGCGCCGCCCTGGTGGCCAAGCTGATGGGCGCCGGCATCAAGCTGGAGTCCGTCAAGGCCGAGGCCGACACCGTCACCGCTGCACCCCAAACCGAACCGCAACCCGAGGGCTACTGACATGGCTGCACTGAACTTCAAAGCCTTT